TGGATATACAGGTTATGAACCTCCTAGTTATCTTTTAAGTCCTTGTAATGCAGATGCTATGTCATGGCTTCAAGGCGTGTTTGTTGAGTTCGCTAAGATCCTTCACGATGCAGGGCATGTCCCTTATATGCAAGTTGGTGAACCGTGGTGGTGGATTAATCCGAATGGTAAGCCATGCGTTTATGACTATCCAACAAGAGTAAAATTCAATACAGAAACAGGATTATTTGCACCTGAAATACCGAACCGCATGAGCAATGTTAGTGGTGAAGTTTATGATTCATTCTTAAATTTCCTTCAGAAAGAGTTAGGACAATCCGTTCTTGATATTCGTACAGCAGTTAAAAATGCTTATCCTGAATCTCAAGTCTCAACTCTGTTTTTCTTACCTAGTATTTTAGGGGAAGGTAGTGGTATAGCTGCTAAGATTAACTATCCTGTAGATCACTATAAATACCCAAACTTAGATTTTATCCAAACTGAAACCTATGATTGGCTTATCGTTGGTGAGTTTAATAAGGCACTGAGAGGATTTACCTCGGCCATAGATGAACTTGAATACCCACCACATTTAGTACATTACTTGGCTGGATTTGTACCTGATAACTTCTTAGGCAAACTCATTAATCCTGAGTACGAACTTGAAGCAGATGGTGCAAAAGTTTGGCAAGCAATCATGGGGAATGCTTATCTAGGCAAAGAGTACAACGTAGCCAAACAGTATATTTGGGCTTATAACCAAGTAATGCGTGATGGTTTAGTTGTAACACCACAAGACTTTTTGAAGAAATTTTGGCTAAAAGACAAGCTTTATCTAAGTCAGACAAAAGAAGGGGAAGTAACAGGCGTACCAATAGCCAATATGCCAGTGAACCCAACCCGACCACATAACCCAGAAGAACCAAATATTAAAAATTAAAATGAAAACAGGTGATCTATATCTCACGCTGTTTCTGTTCGCTATCGGCTTTGCAATTTATCTAGCGAAGTCTGTAGCAACTCAAGATCAAGACTCATGGTATGTCATAGGAGCTAAAGCTGTATTAAATGGCTTTACGTCTCTTATGGCTGGGACAGTTTTGTTATGGATGAATGCTCCAACACTAGCAGTTGTAGGACTCGCTGCATTGTTTGGCACATTAGGAACAGAAGCGGTTTGTAAATACTTTAAGTATCAAATCAATAAAAACATCAAAACTATAAAACTAGAAAATAAAGAAGAATAAGAAATGTCATTCAAGCTCGGTAAAAAGAGCTTGTCTAAATTAGAAGGCGTTCATCCTGACCTAATAAAAGTGGTCAAGAGAGCAATTGAATTAACTGAATGCGATTTTACAGTCACAGAAGGACTTCGATCTAAAGAAAGGCAAGCTCAACTCTTAAAAGAAAAAAAGACAACAACTAGCAACAGCAGGCATCTAACAGGTCATGCAGTGGATCTTGCAGCATGGGTCGTGCCTGAAGGCACAGAGAAAGCAACAATCTCATGGGAATGGAAATACTACTATCAAATTGCAGATGCTATGAAAAAAGCAGCTTCAGAACTCAACATCTCAATTGATTGGGGTGGGGATTGGAAGAAGTTTAAAGATGGACCACATTTTCAACTAACATGGTCCAAGTACCCTAAATAATAGGAATGCCCTTACTCAACTAGAGTAGGGGCTTTTTTATTTGCTATTAGCAAGAGCTACAGACATATAATTAATAGCTTCAAATACTTCATATACTTTAACTTTATATTTGAGTTTAGAGATTATGTCATCCATACCATAAAGCAAAAATGCTTGAGGGTAATCTATTTCTGTACCTTCAAAAATAGGATTCTCTACAGTGAATTTTTCTAACTCATAGGGTAAAACATTCATGCTTGAATCTGATAGCTTGACTGATACATTGCTTAGTGAAATATCAATTTGTGGTTCATCTTGCCATTCTTGAAGAGTGATAGGAAATACACCTTCTTCTTCTAGAACAATATTAAAAATTAAATCTAGGTCTAAGGATAGGTGAATATAGTTATCACCAATTTTAGAAATATCTAGAATCTGACCACGTACTACGATTGGAGTAGATTCAAAAATCTTTTCTTCTTTTTTAGATAAATATTTATATGCAGATTCAAGTTGAAAATAAAGTTGAGCTTTATCCTTGATCTGAAAACTTGGGTTTTTATTTAGTAAGAGAGTTACAGCATTTTTTAGATCGTCAGTAGTTAAATGAACAGGTGAATTAGACACAAAAATCCCCAAGAGATGAGTTGAAGTTAAAATAAGTATGTTTGAAATATAAACTAATATTATTAGGCTTTTAGCTTATATTTTTAATGATTGGTCAAAGAACAGCCGTATATATCAAATCAGATGCAGAAAGTAGCCGTTTCCGCTTCTTTGCGACTTCAGATGACGCACTAAAATCCTAGAACTACTTTAGATAAGAACAGGGATGCGACTAATCACGATATGAGCGAAGAAGCGGGCAAAATTTTTTAGGGGGTGTAGGCTCAGACTAAGTACCTACACAAAACCTATTTTGTATTTAATTTAAAATTTGGATGCTGTCCTGAAGCCATTAAAAAAACTGTCCAAGTCTGTTTGTTTGGCTGTCTTTCTCCTGCTTCATATTTGCGCCATAAAGAGCCATCAGACAAGCCTGCTAACTTTGCAGCCTGTGCAGCAGTTAAGCCAAGATCAAGCCTAAGATCTTTTATAGAACTTGCTTCTGGTGCTTCAATTAAAAAGTTTTCAAACGTCATATTTTCAAATTTGCTCATTAAAAAAAGCTCCATATTACAGGAGCTTCATGTTATCACTTAAATCATTTTTAAGGTACGTTGTCCTTTTAGCTTAATCGTTCTTTCAATTTCATTTAAAGCTCTAAAAACAGAATGATAACCAAGTACACCGTTTGCAGATCTCAGAATAAAACCTGATTTGTGCATCATCCAAACATGGTACGGCTTTTCATATTTCCCTTTCGTATCTTTGGAAATTATATAAACCTCTCCTGACTCAACTTTTACAACTTGAACAATTTTATCTATATCAACCTTTGCCATAACAGGGACAGCAGCAGGAAGGCGAACAGCTAAACGGCTCAGAGCTTCAGATTTAAAAATTTGTGCATTCATCTTTTAAGCTCCTATAACAATAAAAGTTATAGCCTGATTCTTGCTAGAGACTTTTGCACAGTTAAAACAGCCTGCGAAATATTGAAATTTCAAACTAACAACAGATCGGCAAAATTTACACAAACTGACTGTAGGTAGTTTCGATGTGCATGGAGATAAAGAAATAATAGTCATGTCTATAACTCCCCTTAATGGTTGCTATAGATGAAGTTGCCGACACGTACAAAATCATTTATTAGGGCATCACGACCATAAGCTTCATATGAAATATACCCCTGCAATGCTTCTGGGATCTCAATGCAGCTCACATCATGCATAAGGTAGTGACCGAAGTCATAGTCGCTCATATCTTCACAGAATTGGTTTTCATCGTGCCATTCTTGAGCATCTTCTAAGTTTTTAACGTATCCCTCATTTTTTAGTTGCTGGAACAAGTCTAGGTCTTCTTGGAAGTGACCCTCCATGATTAGCTCTATAGCTGTCTCAAGGTCTTTAAAATTATCCACGTTCATGTACGTGTCTTCACGTAAGCCTTCAACTTGCCAAAACTCGATTTCTGTATCGCCAATGATGTCACGAAGGTCTGAGATATCATCAAAGAAAATATTGAGACCGAAGTCATAAGTGAAGCTAAATGCTTCTAAACGGAAGTTTTTAGTAGAGTCATTTGCAGCATTAGAAAAATCAAAAGCATTCATTTTAGTAGTCCTGGACTTAGGTTATCTGCAAGTCCTAGCAGTCGGTACACGTTGCACCTCTAAGGCTTTTTATATCTCTTCACCTTATGCTTGTTATTATATAGGTACAATGTACCTAAATCAACTATAAACTAATGTTTTTTATATGATTTATAATTATTAATAGCTCTATTATTACAACTATATTTTATAAAAGATAAGCTTGTTTTTGCTTCTAACTTTCATCATTCTTGGAGCTGTGGCAATCCATTAAACAAACGCTTTTTAGCGGAGCGAAGCGACATCCTTATTCAAGGAATATGTAGAAGGTATGTGATCCTACCTTCATCAAACTTTATCGCTGCGACAACCATTGAACTTAAAAAATTTCAAGCAAGGAGCAATGTCAATGAAGCTTGCGTAATTGACATTGTGAGTGATTGAAATAAAGTTCAATGATGTTGGTTGTCGTAGATAAGTTAGTGAGTAGATATGCAACTCAACATAGTCCAAGCTTTTGCTTTTGCGTTAGGGATGTTGGCTTTGCTCGATACGAATGTATCGACCCGAAGGGCAACTAGCCCGACCTGAAAGGGAACGCTCATATTAAGATAGTAGATAAAGAACTTATAATTTTGAGTAGTTCAGTTATAAAGAGTTTTCAAAAACTACTAAAGTAGCTTAAATTTCGCATAAGAGATTTTATGTTAAATAAACAGAATTACGTCAAACCATGGCGTTTACATACTTTATCTCTGTAATAATTATCCGATACATAGCTATAATCACTAATTATTTAGTAGTGGAACATTAAGCCGTCATGAATATCTCCCTCCCTCGATTTCAGAATATTCATGAAGATAAAAAGAATGGCGTTACATATACACCAATTGAATTAGCTGAGTTTGTTGCAAAGAAAACCATTAGTTATTTTGATAGCCAATTGTTTTTAAATAAAAAAATTACAATCTTAGATCCTAGTATTGGTGATGGCATTCTTATTAAAGAATTACTATTGAAGTTAGACACAGAAAAATTTTCTGAAATAGAAATAGTAGGGGTTGATCTTGATAACTCTAACTTTGAACAAATTACTTCAACAGTTAAAGAGAAATATCCTAACGTTACATTGACGTTATTAATGGATGATTTTTTAGATTTTTATGATGTAAATAAAGAATCAAGATTTAACATCATTATTGCTAATCCGCCTTACATCCGTACCCAAATTATTGGTAGTGAAAAATCTCAAAAGATAGCAAAGGATTTTAATTTAAAAGGAAAAACGGATATTTATTATGGCTTTATGATGGCAATGTCTAGTTTGCTTAGTAATGATGGTGTGTTAGCTACTATCACATCAAATCGGTTTTTATCAATTAAATCTGGGCATGTATTACGAGATTATTTATTAGAAGCCTTAGATATACAGTCCATTTATGATTTAGGGGATACAAAAGTATTTAGTTCTGCTGCAGTACTTCCTGCACTACTTTTTTCTAAAAAGAATAATAACCAAATTAAGGTCGACCCTGAATTTATTACTGTTTATGAAGTGAAAAAATCAAAACAAGACCATAAAGAGGTGGAAACGATTTTTTCAGAAATAGACGGTACTAACCAGCACATTAAAATTGGTAAGTCTAAATTTGAAATTATTAGAGGAATCTTAGATTTATCTAATTCCAAAAATAACGTATGGACAGTATCAACTAAGGAAAGTAATTCATGGTTAAGTAAAGTAACGATGAATACTTGGAAAACATTTAAAGATATTGGCCCAATTCGAGTAGGTGTCAAGTCTACAGCAGATAAGGTATTTATACGTGACGATTGGGATTCATTTGATCCTAAGCCTGAATTAATAAAATATTTGTTGACTAGCGAATGTGCGCAACAGTTTAAGGCTATCAGACCGAATAAGCCTAAAGAAATTATTTATCCGCACACAAGTGAAAACGGAAAGAAAAAAGCAGTAGATATAGATCAGTACCCTGCTACTAAACAATATTTAGAGGCTTACAAAGATCAATTAAGTAGTAGGGAATATCTGATTAAAGCAGGTCGAAATTGGTATGAATTGTGGGTTCCGCAAAATCCAAGTCTTTGGTGTAAGCCAAAGATTGTTTTCCCAGATATTTCTGAAAAGCCAAAATTTTGGATAGATTTAGAAGGAAATATAGTTAATGGTGAATGCTATTGGATCACACCAGATGACAGTAAAGATAATGAATTATTATGGCTATGTTTAGCAGTGGCTAACTCTAAGTTTATTGAGCAGTTTTATGACTATAAATTTAACAACAAGCTATATTCAGGAAAAAGAAGGTTTATGAAGCAATATGTTGAAGAGTTTCCTATTCCTGATCCTGAATTACAAAACTCTCAAGAATTAATTAAGTTATCAAAGATGATTTATAACTTATTAGATCAGGAAGAAAGCTCAAAGCTTAAAGACAAGCTAGATGAACTTGTCTTTAAGGCGTTTGCTGTTAATTAAAAAAGTTTGCTGGGAGTGGTAATTGGATTTTTCCATTTACCACTTTCCCTTGAAATTGAGTAAATCTATTGAAGAAGCTCTCCCCAGTAGTCACAACTAAATGAGTCAGTGTAACTAGACTCCCATTGGTTGTTCCGTAAAACACCGCATATCTAGTATCACAATGACGCACTAAAGTTGAATCTACTGGGAAGCCTAAATTATCCAAACTGTCAGGACAAACTAGCCCTAAATCGATAGTTGGAGAAGTCTGAAGCTTGACTTCCAATAACTGATTTTTAATATCGGGGAATTTCCCATCATCAGCGTAGCTAGAATATCCTAAAGCTTCGCAAACTAATTTATGTAATCCAGCCCCACGATTACGTTCCTGTACTATGCCTGGATCACTAAAAGTTAACCCAATGAGTGGAGAGAGCCTAGTGAATACTTCTTTAATAGAAAGTAATTCTTTAGATGATGGAAAACCTATTGGAGATTGAGTTGGTTTATACGTATCAGGTGCTAAATGACCTATCAACTGATCTGTATCAAGGGGGGATATAAGTTCTAATGGCTCATTAGGAGTAAATCTAGCTTGATATTTGGTAGTGATTTTGCCAGTTGTATCTAAAATAGAAAGTTCTTCACCATTGATAACTTTCACTTTATAAATAATATCATTCGTGTCAATGCCGATAATAACATAGCGTCTTTCAGCAGAAATTTCTTCATTCCAAATCTGTAAATTTCTAGATTTTTGATTATAGGTATCAAAATTTTGACCCGTAAATCGAGGTTGAACTTTCGGAAAAGTTTTTTCGATGGGATATCCTAGAATTTCACAAACTTTTTGTTTAACAATCTTTGATCTTGATTTTACAGCATAAGCACTAACATCAAAACCACACAATTTTTCATTTAAAAGTTGTTCTAGGATTTCATCTGGAATCCATAGTTCAGGATCGCCAATAGTGATAGGGGTATGAATCGTGATACCTGCATTTTGGATATTACGAACATACTCATCTGCTGATAGTAGCGTCATTAAAGTCTCTTGGAATCAATAGTTCTGGAACAGTGATTCCAAGTGCTTCAGCAATTATCTCTAACGAACTTAAAGAAAGATTTTTTTCACATCTCTCAATAGCTCCTATATATGTCCTATGCAATTTACAAAGTTCAGCTAACTCTTCTTGTGAAAGATTATTGGCTGATCTATAACTTTTTAGATTGTTAGAAATAATCAATAGTAGTTTATGACTAGGCTTACGAAACATTATTGGAAATCACTTAGTTGAGTCCAAATAATGAAAATATGATGACAATAAGTCGACAGACGATAAGTAGCATTAGAGGGTATAAGTCGTATTTAATTATGAAATTTTTCTACAATTAACATAATACACCTTATACGAAATACGTTATAATTATCTATAGAAATTAATGCTGTAGTTTCTTTTTATAGCCCGATCACACCCTCGTGTTCGGGTTTTTTTACGCCTTAATATTTTTAGTCAATTTCTGTATTTATAGGGTATAGCCTAACGGAACAACTTAGGACCTAGTAAAATCATATAAAAATCCGTATCTATAGAATTAACTTTCTATTTCGGTACAATATGTATCTATAAATCTAATATCTAACGGTACAAAATGCCTAATCATGTCGGTTACATTCGAGTCAGTTCAATTGAACAAAATACGGAACGCCAATTGGATGGCATCCACCTTGATAAAACCTTCACAGAGAAGGCAAGTGGTGGTAGCCGTGAACGTCCTCAATTGAACGCTATGCTCGAATACCTTCGTGATGGGGATACGGTGCATGTTCACAGTATTGACCGCTTGGCACGTAATACAAATGACCTGAATGACATTGTGAACAGCCTGAATGATCGTGGCATAACCATAATTTTTCATAAAGAAAATCTGACCTTCAGCCATGACGTAGCACAATCGGCAATGAATAAACTTATGTTCCAGATGCTTGCTGCATTCGCTGAATTTGAACGATCCATGATCCGTGAACGTCAAAAGGAAGGTATTGCTAAAGCCAAAGCGAAGGGCTTGTATAAAGGCAGGAAGCGTAAAGTAGACTATTCAGAAATACAAAAAGCCATGCAGGAAGATGGCTCGACTTTTAGAAGTGTGGCTAATCAGTTTGGGGTAGGTGTGGCGACAGTTCAACGTGCCTTACAGCAAAAGCCTTAATGGTGATCAGTCATTAAGGCTAGTACATTTGTCATATTAGGCTGCTAGTTTCTGCTCAATTGCTGCAATTGCCAAACCTTGAGTCGGGATATTCATACAACGGACGCTATCTGTTTTTAAATCAATTTTAGATAACAGCGAACTCAAGCGACCAATGCCAATTTCACCAAAATCTGTATCTGTAATTAAATCAGCTAACGTGTGAATTGAAATGTTTTCTTGATTCCAAGATTTATATTTTTCAACTGCAACAGATAATGAAGCTTTAAATAATTCAATATTACCGTTTTCAACTTTATTCGCCATTTCTAAAACAGCATCTTTAATCACATTAAATGACTCAAGATCTAAGAATGTCGCAACTGCTAAAACAAGTGCATACTTTTTAAAATCAGCTTCATTTTCACAAATATTGAAAAGCTTGGTCATTAAAGGAATACGTTTATTAATCAATTCACGTAAATCTGAAATTAAATCAAACTGATCTGAATCAATGTCATTGCGTAAGCGGTTAAGCTGCTTCGTATTCTCGCTCCAATCAATTTCGTCAGTCGTTGTCTTTTTAAGATCAACAACAAAGCTACCAATGAACTCTTTAGATGCAGTCGTAAATTGAGTCGCAGACTTAGGCGCAACCACATATTGAGAGCCACGTTTAAACTCTTCAGACTGTGTACGGAAATGCTCTTTCAACTTCAGCTCGTCATCGTAAGTTGTACCCAACGTGTTGTAATAAGGCATTGCATTAGCAGTCATACATGCTTCCAAGCTGTTCAACTTTTTATGCATCGTTGTACGGTATGCCCAAGATCCGTAAATGTGCATGAAGTCATTCACTAAAGCATCTTCAGTTTTTAGCATAAGAGCTGTACGTTGGTCGGCTGCAAGGCATTGAGCAAAGCTAAACATTGTTGCTACCAAAGCCTGCTTATCGTCAATCAATTCAAAACCACACAATTTAGCCAATTCAACTTTTTTGCTATTCAACTTTTCAAGGTCTGCATTTGGTTGAACCAAGTCTTCAATTTTAAGTTGACCTTGATCAATTGCATTGAGTGCATCCTGCTCCTGGCTCTTGGCTGCTTTTAAAGCCTGCTCTTCAGCCATTTGTTTTTTCCATGCTAGGAATTGTGCAAATTCTTGTTCATCGAATTGAGTTGAAGCGTTTGTGTCAGTGTGGTTTACAGCGTTTGTCATTTTATTCACCTTAATGGGTTGTTGAGTTATGCCTGATTGTTTTCAGGACTTCCGTATCGTTGCGCTCCGATGTGATTCATAATATCCATTATTTATTATTCCATGCAACTAAAAGTTGCATAATGTTTTTAAGCGAATTATACTAACAATCATAGATTGTTAAAAAGATATAAGAGATTGATCAAATGAGTAAAATTTGCACACTAGATATTGTGAATGGCTATGTCATTAACCAAATAAGGTTAGAAGCAGGCTATAAAAAGCAGGGTGAACTTGGTAAAAAGTTTGGAATGAGCCATGCAGCGATAGGTAAAATGGAAAGGGGAGAATCTTCTATAAGTTTGGAGTTTTTAACTATCTTGGCTGAAATGATTGGAACTAAGGCAAGTAAAATTGTTGCTGTTATTGAAGAGATAACTGATTACCTGACCAAGCATGAAGTAGCCTTTTTGAGTCAAACTACATATAACATAATGCATGGATTGATTAAGGATACTGAAGGTGAAGAAGATTATGAGGAAAATATAAATAGTCTTATTCTTCCTACCAATTTTGAAGACCACATATCATTAGATCTAAAAAAAGCTGTGAGAAATCTTGTATCTAAAAAACCCGATCTTGATGTTAAACAAGTTCAAGAGAAGGTTGAGATAGCAGCAACAAGTTTCATTAATCCTACAGATATAGCAAGTACATCAGGCATAGCAATGGGTGTAGCTCTAGCATCACTTGCAAATCCATTGTTAGGTATTGGTATCGGTGCTTCCTTACTTGCTACAAAATTTATTAAAAATAAAAAAGCTCCATAAGGAGCTTTTCTTTTACACGCTATAGGTCTTCGCCTTTGCAGGCTTATTCTTTTCACGTTCAGCTTTACGCTGCTCACTGAGTTTCAAATGCTCTTCATCACTTAATTCAACCTTTGCTAGATTGAGTGGTTTACTCATCGTAGCGTTAAATTTTTCTGCACCTAGAACACGCTTTGCTTCTCTCAAAACAACTTCACGGATGAAGTCATTCAATGACTCCCCGACAAAACCTGCTGCTTCTTTTAAAACTTTCTCTTCCTCATAATACAAAGGCACAGATGCCAAGCGTCCATGTTCTTTACGGTAGCGTTTTTTTACTTCGCCTGTATGGGGTGTGAGAATTATTTTGTATTTTAAGTTGCGTGTGTACTCAACTTCTTGCTCTGCAACATCATCTAATGTGGCTTCAGGGTTAGCCTGAATTTCTTCAAGCTCTTCACCAAATCCCATTTTCTGCTTTTCTTTACTCATTATAGGATCTCCACTAAGAACTCATTGAACTCATCTTTAGCCTTAGAGCTACCCATTTCCAACACAGATAAGCCTTGTACTGAAGCATCACGGAACTGTTTGCGGTCACGGATAACAGTATTTAGGATCTTGAATTTAGGGAGCGTATGAAGCAGCTCAATTGAATCTGCCACTTCAGTTGATTTTGAGTTTGAAGGGGCTTTGTTAACCACAATAAATGGCTCAAGCTTTTCATTGACCTTTTGGAAGGTATTAAACATCTTCAACACGAATGGCAATACTTCAACATCAGCTTGGCTTGGTTGAGTTGGTACAATCAATTTATCTGCAACTTGCAAGGCACTACGGAACTCTTCTGAATCACGCCCTGCTACATCTAGGACCACGTATTTGTACTTCTTCTGAAGGTCTAGCAGGACCTTCTTCAAATCGCCTTTATGGTGTTCAGTGTCAATCTGATTTTCTGTTCTACGCTTTGACCATTTAACAGCAGATTGTTGGTCATCAGCATCAACTAGAACAGTATCCCCTTTCTTGCTTAAAGCTACAGCTAAGTTAGTTGCAAGGGTTGTCTTACCAACTCCACCCTTTTGATTTGCTATACATACAATCATTTTTCTTATGCTCTAAATACCTTTAACAATAGAGCTATTGTAAATCTGTAAATACCTATAATCCAGCTAATTAAGCAACTAATTTGTAACAGCAAACTTTTTTCTAGATATAAAAAATCCCCTGATCCAATTAAAGAAACAGGGGTAAAGGATAATCAGTCTTTATAGTAAATGCCTTTAGCTCCAATGGCTTGAAGGGTAATAAGTTGTAGTAGTGAAATAGAGTGTTTTTCATCCAGATTCACATCAATTAGATGTAGTGAAGTTAAGAACATCGTGAATAAATAAGTGATTAGTACGGCTTCCATTTTAGTAGTTCCCGAAGTGAGTCTTTATATCTTGCATGTTGTCGTCAAATGATCCGTACAAGTCATCAATACCATAATCAATATCTAGGTCATCTGCATATTCGTTTTCATATTTGAGGAAGTTGTATGCTATTTCAGCATCAGCATTGAAGGCTGTTAATACACCTTTCTTGTAGTCTTGGCGGATCTCGTCAAGGTGAGCATATAGCTCGTCATCAATATCAGCTTCTTCAACTGACCTACCGTTATATAAACCTGTTTGTAAGATCTTTGCTTTTACGATGTTGTTGTACTCTTTTTTTGATAATTTTTTCATTCCTAGTCCTGGTTAATCTTTAAAGGGAATGCTTAGTTCCCTCGCCCTTTTGAGTATTGCTTCAGCTTCTTCAGCGTTAATGAAATACTCAGTATGTGTATGTTCTTTCTTTTTGTGGTCTTTATATTTGATGATGCGTTTTGATGAGATTCTTTCAGGATAGATCTCTTCCAATAGGCTATGTACCTGGTCCTTATCCATCTCAGTAAGCATTGATAAATCATAGGTAGAAAGGAACTGATCTAGTTCCTCCCATGCTCCCTTAAACTTATTCAAAATCACTTGATTCAAGCTCTACTTTCAGTTTACGTGCTAACCAAACTAAGCCTTTACCTGTCACTCGAACTTGAGTTCCGTAGTTTGAAGCAACAAGTTTTAAATGGTTACGGTCATGTGCAGCAAATGGTTTGTAAGTTGCTGAAGTCTTTCCATATATCCATCCGTTAGCTAATAGCCAATCAGTAAGATCTTTAGGACGCATTTTAAGAAGTTTAGCTGTATCTCTTATGGTGTATGTGTTGTCACGATTAGCAATGATGTCATACACATCTGCTTTAGGCTGAATCACTTCAATTACTTGTTGTTGTTGAGCTACTTGTAAAGCTAGTTGCTCTTTCTGCTCTTCTGCTTCAATTAAGAACTGTAAAGCTTCTTTGAAATTACTTGGTAGTTTTGGTTGAAGTACCATCTGTTCCATTGCTGTCATACGATCATAGATTTCTGCTTGTAAGTCATAGCTGTACGACATTGCCATTAAACAAGCTTCACGTTTTGGGAATACATAACATGGCTTATCACGGTTAAGACTGTCTTTGTAGATGGAGGAAAAATTTCCTGCAACTAAATGACCAAGAACTTCAGGCACTTTTTTCAAAAAGTCTGAATGGGCTAAAACTGTTTCGTTACCGTTAGCTTGTCTGTGGTTATTAATAAACTCTACAATTTCCAAGCTTGTCATAGTTGGTACGGTATTAGCTGTAATAATAGCTGTATTAAATGGAGTAGAATTTTGAGTTTGTAATGATAATGAAGTCATAATTTATATCCTTTGAATAAAATAATTTTGAGTCCGCTTATAATCCTGATTGGATGCAGACTTAATATTTTGAGTTGTGTTTTTTTATAGTCAGAGAGGTTTTTAAATATGGGCTGACTATGCCCCACTAATGTTTTTATTGGTTTCTTTATGTTGATAAGTATATCAAAATCAAAATAGTATTGCAACACCAGATAAAATATGCTAGTGAATCATAAAAATAGCAAGTAAACATTGGATAAAATAAAATTATTTGATCTTAATAACCAATAATCCATTTTCACCTTTAAATTTTGTTGGTTTTAAATCATACCAATCAAATAAATCTTTTGCTTTTGGAGTTCTATTAATTTCTAAAGCTTCATAGATTGTTCTTAATCTCTCTTTTGCTTCAGCGTTAGAAATAAAATCACTTAAACGTAGAGCTAATCTAGTCTGGATAGTGCGTTTATTGTCTGTAGCAGCAAATTGGGCTTCATACAGTTCATCAATATCTTTATTTCTATAGCGCAATGCTTTGATCTTTTCAGGTCCAAGAGCATCATAGTATTTAGCAAAGTTCTTATTTCGAGCATCAATCAAGGCAACGATTTGATCATCTTGCTTCTCTTTAGCAGAAACGTACTCTTCCATCGTTTCACTAAAACTTTGATAACCACTCAAGAGCTTAGACATACCTGAGATTGGGCTAGTAAATTGAACCTGTTTTGATTCATCAGTTAATAGTTCACGGAATGAAGCTGAATAACCTGAAGCGTTATGATCAACGCCTTCAACATCACGTACTACATACGTTGCTTCCATAGCTTCAAAAGATTGAAGTTCTGATTTTAAAGCAACATCAGATACATAGAATTGTTTGGTTTCATCGTTTAAGAAAATGTATGGGTCTTTACCGATACTGTCTAAAAGTGCTTTTACAACAGCAGGCTTATCTTTATTGGTCGGACTATTCAAAGCTTCAAGTAAATCGTTTGAACCTTTAATCTTAGTCAGAACATTTGATTGCCATTCTTCCTTAGTGCAACTTGCAACTTCAGGAACATTGCTCAATAAAATATTGATAGATTCGTTATATTGGCTGTCTCTTAAACGACCACAAATTTGAGGTACAAGGACTGCAAAATCAATCTTGGTATAGTCACGTAAACCATTAATGATAATGTAGGTTTTACCATGCTCATCATAAATATCAGCCCCTTCAAACATTGTAGAGGTATAGAAGTTCAGCTTACCTACTGGCTTTTCTACAACATCGTCAACTAATCCCCATGCACCTAATTTAGTATCTAATTTTTTTTCATTACGAGCAGACTTAGAACAAATCAATCGGATCTCATCACGATTAAAAACAGGCTTTCCATCAGTACCTACAATCTTGCTTAACCACTCCATAACTTGAGTGATTTCTTTGACACTGTTATAAAAAATATGTGCGTTGCCTTCTTCACGACCAAGTAAGAAGCTCAAACATAAATTAAATAAGGCATTGTTGATACTTACACCTTTATCTAATCTTTGTAGGTTAAATTTAACAGCTCTTACGTTATCCCATTCAATTGTACATAAAGGTAAATATCCAATCAGATCAGGGAAATATTCACGTTTAGTTGGTGTAGCTGTCAAAAATACATACGATGCAAACTTACTGTAGTTATGCAGAATGAACTCGCATTTAGGGGCTTTGAATGAACCTAAATTAACAAGGGTATGCGCTTCATCAACAAGTAGCTTGAACTCACCTGGAACAAAACCTTTAATCTTCATCAAGGCAGGGAGTGAATCAAATGTGCAGATAATCTTTCTTGGCTTTGAACGATCTGCTAATTGTTCAGAAATCTCAGCATCATTATCAGTCCATTCACCACCACGCTTAATGATATTGATATGGTCTAGGTGATCGTTATCAGCAACTTTAGATTTGAGTAAATTAACGTATGGTACTAATACCACATAATCAACGTCATTTCTTAAAACAAGGGTTGTACCGCCACAGCCAGTAATTTGTTTATTTATATAGCAATTTTCAGGAAAGTCTTTAATAAGATCTGAAAGGCGTTTAGAAGAGTCGCCTGCTTTGATTGTAATTGTGTTTTCTTGAGTGTTTTGTTCGATACTTACTGCATCGTCAATGATTAAATCTTGTAATTCCATTATTGGGTGTACCTAAATAGGTCTTATATTTTCATGTCATTTATATATGTTTAAGCAGTTAGAGGGTGCTTATCCCCTGTTTCGGATATTGTATAAAATCTGAATACCAATGTCAACTATTTTTTTTGACATTAAATTATTGTAAATAATATATAAGTTATTGATATTTATATAAAGTAAAATAAATGATCATCTAATAAATTTAGCATTTCTATACGAGAAATAGAGCTTTTTTAGAAAAAAATAGACAGAAAAATTCCCCTAATCAGACATCTGATTCACAACTGCAATTAAAAAATAAGGTGCGTTATTCACGCCAACAAATAGTTTCAATTATCTGATACCATCATGGGCGTGATACTTTGATCTGACGTTGCTCTGTTTCTATAGTGACTCGATTTAGATGTTGGTTGTTCGCAACAACAGCTCAAAGTTTAAATTTAAAAGAGTCTAAAAATTAAAAAGATGTTCTAAAAAAATTAGACAGTGTATAAAATCTAAAATAAGCATATAAGTATTGGGTTTTTAAGTGGTTTTATAAATAAAATTGTCTAATTTTTTTGACATTTCTGCATTACTATTACAAGTAGGGTAATGGAAAAGTAGAAGTTATCAACAGATATGAATTTATTGTTTCTTGTTTTTAAAGAATAAAAGAATTAAGCAATGAATAACCATTCAATCTAAAGCTCTAAGGAGCTTCAGATCTCATTCCATTCTAATAGTATTCAGTGATAAGACCAGAAACAGAACTGACGTTCCGTTCCTACTCTTATGCAAAGCCACTGAAACCACATTTAATAAATTAGAAGTAACAAGCTAAAACCATATTTGTATCCTATCGGACACAAACATGACTTTACCTTTAACAGTCAGTAATCAATCTTTAATCTGTATCCGTACCTTAACAGGCACGTATCCATATCAAACATCGAACTGACTGCCTACTGATCTGTTTTCTTTCAATACCAATCAAGTTAAGAATAGAATTAACTATCTCTTTCTTTTAAAAGATAATAAATAATTAATAAAAAATAGTTTTAAATAGAATTGGTATTCCTATTTCTAGCTCTATCTGATCCTACGGATGTAGTGGTATTCGTTTCTGTCAGATTTAGTATCTGTAACACTCAAACTTCTATACTCCTTATCAGTCGTATATCAGCTTTCATTAACAGACAGTAATCTATCTATTTCGATCTACAGATAAATCTGTATCTCTCATATCTAGAACTGTCTGATCCTGATCTTGTTTTGTGTATTGTTTATTTCTAATACCATTTCAAATAGAATGAAGCTACAACTTTACATATAACTGTTTAATATGAAAAAGATAGTTTTAGCTTTACTGTTAGCTTGTACTGGTACTTCATCCTATTCAGAATCAGTATATGAATTAGCTCAAGCTCATTGTAAGAAAGCTGAAACAATAGCTTCTACGGCTCAAACATATAGACAGTTAGGTATGAAGGCTTCTGAAGCTACTGCAAAGCTCATGTCAGTTACAGTTGATATGACTGATCAAGAAGCAAGAGAAAGAGAAGAAAAGCAGATCTTCTTTATTATTCAGGATGCTTATATGGTATCTGTATATCCTACTCAATCATTGAAAAAGCAAGCTATCTCAGATTTTGAAGAACGTCACTACTTAGCATGTAGCCAATCATTTCAGAATAAGATCAATTCTGAAACAAAGAGCGTTCTTCTATCAGATGGAACTATTAACCTTGAATAGCCTAAGCTATTTTTTATAAGGAATATGCCAAACTCTCCACTCATTAACGCCTAATACTTCGTTTGTTGTCTTTTCAAGATCACTAAAATAAACATCGTTATTATCTAAATCTCCCGTTATACAGCTTGAACTAAATCTATGACAATTATTAGAAAATAAAGAATATCCATTATTTTGACCAATTCTAGCTTTAGCTCTATTGGCTATTTTTCTAGATCTAATTGGGTCAGTACCAATACATGAAACATAAATACTCATAGCTGTATTTAAGCCATCTAATCGCTCAAGAAATTGTCTAGGTGTGACGGCTTCAATTCTGCCATTACCATCTAAGTGAACAATTTCTTCATTACCTATGTATATTCCAGAATGCTCCACTACATGAGCTAATCCACAATGAACAATACACCCTTCTAATGGTTTAACCATATCCTTAAATATATTATCTATAGCACTGTCAACAAATTGTCCAATTATAGGAATACCTGTTTTTGTTTTTCTAATAGCAGGTTTAGGCCGATATTTTTTATAACGATTAGGATTCCATCCATCTGTATTATTTATATCACCAAGATCTCCTGCTTTTAACAGAAAGTTTAATGTTTCTTTAAGCATGTTTAAAAATTCTAATAAAATAATAAAAATAATAATAACAGATAGTTAAGATATTAAAGATTGACAAATATAATAAAAAATGTTATAAATATATCTGTTTTCTATAACTAATATTTATATGAAAGCGACATCAAAAATAATAAATAAAACTTCTAATAAAAAGAGAAACTATGTATTCAGTATATAAAATCTATCAAGCTGACAAGCTCGTACTTGTCACATATTCAGACATCATTCCTGAGTTTACAGATACAACCAAACTTAAATTGATTATGAATGGACCTACTATTCCAATCAGCCTATTTGAAGACTACTTTAAATCTCCTGAACTGTTTTCTATTACTACCCATGTAACAGGTATCTACAATGCTCTAGATGCATCTCAAATCGTTCAAGAAGAATCAAAATTAATTGGTACAGACAAACCTTCCATTAAAGCTAAAACCTTAAATAGAGCTATTAGTACAGCTAAGAAACCTCGTACTAAAAAGGCAGTTAAACAGAATGAAGATTAAGGGATGTAAACGACAATCCTTCCTAGATCAAGCTGTTCAAAATGGTGGTCAACCAATCTTCTACTTAATCAAATGCTGGGATAAGGAAGAAACCTTCTATAAGCTTGGTATCACAGTTAATAACATTTTAACTCGATACGGTACAGTTCGCTCTATGCCATACGAATGGGAGATCCTACTTGAACTACCTGATACAGCAGAAGCAGTCTATGACATGGAAGTGAAGTTCAAAACAGAAATGAATGAATACCACTATAAACCTAAAATCTCCTTTAACGGATCTAGTACGGAATGCTACACTGAACTATCTGAAGCTTTACAAAAACTTATACAATGAAAATTAAGACTGCCCTTCTCTCTCTTATAAGTGTATTTGGTATCTCTATTAGTCATGCAGACTATGAACAAGCAGCAGATTCTCCTGCTATAGAAACAAGACAGAAGCAATTTAACTGGACTGTTTATAGTTTACTTAATGATTTTAATAGTGCTAAAGACTTAGCTGTAGAAGCACTTAATGCAAATTACAGTAAGGAGTTTTCAAGACAGCAATGTAAAAAACTCAACATACTTGAAGATTTGATAAAAGTTACTGAAGCCAATAAGGATTTAGAAAGCTCTCTCGATACAAAAGCAACAGCAGAAGAGTTATTAAAGACTGAGCAGGACTTGATGAGTAAAGGTAAAGTAACGAAAGAAGATGTATGTGAGCATGGTATAAGTTAAACACAGTATATAGTGGTATTAATCTATACAAAACACAACATATAGTGTTTAGCACTTGACAAATATAAATAATTCTGATATAGTCTTCATTACTTATTTAGAACGACTTAGGCTGAATAAGAGTAATAATAAAAACTAGGTCAGTCATTTTATATATCCTTTATTTCATCCTTAACTAATAGCTTATCTAGGTAGGCTATAAGATCCCCTTTTAGCTCAGATGAAACTTTAACAAGTTATCCATTGCTTCAGAGCTTCACTCTTTAGCTCAGTTTAGTTTTTCTCTTTCTATCCTGAGCTTTCTTTAATAGCTATATTAATACAGCTATCAATATAATAAAAATAAACAAGATCTGTATTTAAAACAGACATTTAACCTTTTAAAAAAGAGAATATCTAATACTTACCAATACAAAGACTACAGTACAACAATAACAAGAACTAGAGAAAAGACTGCATAGATCCAAGTGCTAGATAAAGAATTAGATTGCCCTTCTATATACCTATGTACGCACGTACACGCACACGCATTTTGCAACATTGGATGCCACGTATCTTTTAGAACAAAGAGACAGTAAGACGCACCTAGACAAGCGTTCAGGATCTTGGCTTTGCTCAAGACAAACAGCTTCATCGTTTGGCTTGATCCGAAGGACAAGAAGCCTGCATAAACGCCCAACAACAGAACAATAAAATAATTAAAGGAACAACAATCATGGGATCTAAACCGAAGGTTCAGAAACAAGAATCACCAGAAGAGATTGAACGTAAAGCCAAAGAACTTGCTCAGAAAGAAGCGAATGAAAACACAGCTTCAAGACGTAAATATAAACAAAGCTCTGTACTTGGTGGCTTACTAGGCAAGAGTACGGTAATCAGTAGCCTATACAACCAAGCTAATAATACTGGCAGCAACAATTCGAGTAATACGAAAACAGGGACTTAAAGAGATTGAACGCACAACAACTTCTCAGGCGTTTAAACCAACTCAAAACAGACCGAACTAAACATGAAAGCCATTGGAAAGACTGTTATAAATATTGCGCTCCTGAACGTCAACAAAGCTTCCAAGACTCATCAGCAACAGCACTAGAACAAGAACGTAAACAAGCACGTACAGACCTATTTGATACTACAGCAGTAGAAGGCATACAACTACTTGTTAGCTCTATTGTTAGTGGTACTACATCACCAGTCAGTATATGGTTTAAGTCAGTTCCAAGCGGTGTAGATACTCCTTCACAATTAACTGAAGGTGAACAATGGTTAAGCCAAGTAGACCAGTTTCTCTTCAGAAATATCCATGCTTCAAACTTTGATTCAGAAGTAACAGACTTCCTTACAGATCTAGTAGTAGCAGGATGGGCAGTTTTATATGTAGATACAAATAGAGATAAAGGTGGCTTTACATTTAATACCTGGTCAATTGGTAACTGTTATATCAGCTCAACACAAGCTAACGGATTAATCGACACAATCTTTAGAGAGTTTGAATTATCAGCAGAACAGATCGTATCTGAGTTTGGAATAGACAACGTATCAGACAAAGTAAGAACAGCACTTGATAAAAAGCCTGATCAAAAATTTACATTAGTACAAGCCATCCTTCCCAGAGATAACAAACTTGTCAAAGGTGAAGAAGGTAAACGTATGGCTACATCAATGCCCTTCGCTTCTTACACTATTGAATCTCAATCAAAACATATCCTGAAAGAATCGGGCTTTGAAGAGTTCCCATGTGTAGTAAGTAGATTTAAAAAGATACCAGATAGTCACTATGGGCTTGGTATGGGATCAATGGTTATCAGTGATGCTAAGACAGCCAATCAGATAATGAAGCTCTCTCTACAAGGTGCTGAAATAGCCATCTCTGGTATGTGGATTGCAGCTCATGATTCCGTACTTAACCCTCATACACTTCGTATCAGACCTGGAGCAATCATTGCAGCAAACAGTGTAGATGCCCTCAAACGATTAGACTCAAACTCCGCTAGTGCAGGCTTAGGGCTAGACTTCCTTCAGCACTTCCAAGCTAAGATTAAACGTACATTAATGAGTGACCAATTAACCCCACAAGGTAGTTCACCATTAACCGCTACAGAGATCCAAGCAAGAGTACAGGTATATCGTAATCAATTAGGATCTATCTTCTCTCGTATGCAATCAGAATACTTACAAGTATTACTAGAACGTACATGGGGATTAGCAATGAGATCAGGTGTACTTCCTCCTGCACCTGAAGAACTTATGCAAGCTTCACGTATTAGTTTTAATTTTATTAATCCTATGGCTGCATCTCAAAAACTAGAATGGGTAACAGCTATTCAAAATCTAATGGTCAACGTATCTCAGATGGCACAGATTGATCAGACAGTAATGGATAACCTAAACCTAGATGCAATGGTACAAGTAATGGCAGACGCTCTATCAGTACCAGTAGAAGCAATCAGAACGGATGAAGAGATAGCAGAACTCAGACAAGCTAAACAGGAACAACAACAAGCCATGCAAGAGCAACAACAGCAACAAGCTCTTATGTCAGAAGTAGGATCAACAGCTATGGATATAGCAAAAGATCAGGCTAAGAACATGACACCTGAACAGATTGGAGCAATGCTTGAGAACTAATAAATATCAGAGAGTCTTTACCAGTAATGAAGGTATTGAAGTATTAGATGAACTCATTTCAATCTTCCATACACAACTAGCATTCGATAAAGACTCAGCAACACAGACTGCATTTAATTTAGGACAACAGGACGTTATCAACTTCATCTTGGCTCGTATTAAAGAAGCAGAACAACCTAAGTAATAAGAATTAAAAAAGAGACTAAACAATGACAGACAACTTAGAACAACAACAACCAATTGAACAAGATACAGCATTAAGTACTATTAATAATAGCAGTATTGAAACAGCTATCCCTGACAAGTTTAAAGTAACAGCAGAAGATGGATCTGTAGACTACAAAGCCACTGTAGCCAAGATGAATGAATCGTACTCGTATCTTGAAAAGAAAGTCGGTACAGGAGAAGTAGCTCCTAAATCAGCAGATGAATATAAGATTGAGCGTGAAGACTTTAACTTTGATGACTTCAAAGCAGATGAATCTAACAAAGCATTTTTAGAAGAAGCTCATAAACATGGGATCACAAATAAACAGCTCGACTTCCTGTTAAATGAATACGATAAACGTGCAGTAGATTTGGTATCGAACAACTCTCAGTTTGATACAGATTCAACAGTACAGACACTTCAATCTGAATGGGGCAAAGAATACGAATCTAATATTTTTTCAGCTATTCGAGCAGCTAAGTCAGCAGGCTTAACAGAAGATCAGATTAACGATCCTAGTATTGGTAACAATGTAGCGGTCATTAAAGCTCTTGCATATTTCGGTTCACAAATTGCAGAAGACAAGCCAATTAATAACGGTACACCTGTAAACGTAGACATCCAATCTCTAATGCGTAGTGAAGCGTTTTTTGATCCAAAACATCCAGATCACAAGTCTGTCAAAGCTCAGATTGATTCGTATTACAACAGCCTAAGACGATAAAACAAATAGCTCCTGAAGTGGCGTTCAGATAAAGCTTAAAGCCATACAGAGTCCTTATGTAGAGCATGGGAACTGTATCAACTCTTATCAGCCCGATATGGATAACTGAAACAACAACAGGCTCTACAACCACAACAACAAAATATATAGAGCAACAATAACCACTTACATAATAGCTCTATTAAAACAACTATTAAAATAAAAATAAGGACTAAATAACAATGTCATATAACACTATTGATAGCGTATTCGTAAAACAGTATGCAGATACATACGTTGCCCTCTTGGAGCAAAAAGAATCAAAACTATTAAGCACAGTAACTAATATTGGTGAAGTGGTTGGTACAAGTTTTACTGTCAATGAATATGGGTCACTAGGCGATGTAGATACAGCAATCACACGTTTTGGTGCAACTCAATATACAGATGCAAGCTTTGCTTCTCGTTTAGCAACAATGAGTGACTTCCCTAATTTTACTCGTTTGGCTATTCAAGACTTACCTCGTTTAAAAGCTAATCCACAAGACAAGATGCTTCAAGGCTTACATGCTAAGTGGAATCGTAAAGTTGACCGTGTGATCTATAACGCTCTTATCGGTAATGCAGCGCGTAAAACTGTAGGTGCAGATACTTATACAAACGTAGCTCTTCCTGCTTCTCAGATCTTAGGTGATGTAGCAGTAGCTCCAACTAAACAACTTCTTATTGATGTTCGTACTAAATTTATGGAAAACGAATGTGACGAAGACATCTACATTACTTATAACGCTGACTTGCTTAATGCAATCCTGGCAGATCCTACATTAACTTCAGCAGACTACTTAGCAGGTCAAATGTTACAGAAGGGTCAAGTATCAGATTTTCTTGGTATGAAGTGGGTACATGCAGAGTTCATCAAAGCAGCAGATGGCGCATCAGCTACAGGCGTTGCTTATACTCGTTCTGCTTTAGAAATTGGTATCAATACTATCTCTCCATTGAAGATCGTAGAAGTAGAAGACGCTAACCGTTATCACTCAATTGGTGAAATAAAATCTCTAGGTGCTGTTCGCACGGATGAAAAACGTGTAGTAGCGTTTAAGTTTAAAATCTAATAGTAGTATTAACACAGCTAATAAAAATAAAAGCTCCTTATCTGTAACAGGGTAGGGGGCTTTCAATACCTAATAATAACAATAACTAAGGACGCTACATGACAACAAAAGTAGATATATGCAATCAAGCTTTAAGCCTGATAGGTGCAGACAGCATTACAAGCTTCGATGATAAAACAAGTATAGCTAAACGTATGAAAGGACTGTATGACACATCACGTAAAGCGTTACTTAGACTCCATCCATTTAACTTCGCAACTAAGCGAATCAAATTATCTCCACTCACACTTAAACCAGACTTTGGTTATGAGTATCAATACCAACTTCCAAACGATCTAATCAGAATCATTTCAGCTAATACAGAAGACTATGTATTAGAAACAGACAAACTTTTGACAAACGATTCATATATCGAATTGATCTATGTATTCGACAATACAAACGAAGAGATTTTCGACTCACTATTTATTGAATGCCTAATCCTTTATCTAGCATCAAAAGCAGCTAAACCAATTACAGGCTCACAAGGAGCAGGGGAGTCCTTTTACATCCAAGCTCAAGACCTAATCAAACAAGCTAAAGCTGTGCAGGCACAAGAAGTAATCAGTATCCAATTCTTTAAAGAAGACGACTACACATTAACGAGACGACATGGCTAAGATCAGTTTAATTAAAAACAACTTCACAAGTGGCGAACTCAGTCCGCTAATTTGGATGCGTACCGACTTAAACCAATTTAGGAATGGAGCTAAGTCAGTTGAAAATATGCTACCAATCATTGAAGGTGGTATTAAGAAAAGAGGTGGAACAAAACTACTCAGAGTTGAACAGGATGCTATTAGAATCATTCCGTTCATTGTCAGTCATGGCAACAACTATCTTGTCGTATTCAAGCCTTACTCAATTAATATTCTTACAGCAGAAGGCGTATTAGTTAAAACATTTACAACTCAGTACACAGCATCACAAGTCAAAGACATCAACTTCTGTCAGAGTCGCTATAACCTTTGGCTAGTACATGGAGATCATCCTGTATCCTGGATCAGATGTTCAGAAGACTTCACCAATTGGGCATTCGATAAGTTCACCTATTCAGTACCGCCATTAGAAGATACATATACTCCTGCATTACCGCTTAAATCTTCAGAAATAAACGTAGGCAAGACTACAACTCTAACGGCTTCAATGTATGCAGCTCACACAGCTAATAAACAATATACGGTAGGCGATATTTGTTATGTGTTTGGGCCTAACTGGACCATGAAATACTACAGATGTTTAGTAGATCACATGAATCAAATACCTAAAGATAGTTATGCAACGACAATAGATCCCGATACAGGCGAAGTTAGCTATACAGAAACAGTCTATTGGCAATCCATAGCACCTGAAGAAGCTGTAGCTTTTAATGCTCAAACAGTTGGCAAATATATCTTCATCAATAGTGGTGTAGTACGTGTAGACCGTTTTATTTCAACAACTCAAGTATCAGGAGAGGTCCTAGTTAAGCTAAGTGCAAACATTGAAGCTATTGCTAGATCATGGACAATTAAAGAACCTATTTTTAACAATACATTTGGCTATCCAAGAGCAATAACATACTTCCAACAACGATTGGTATTAGCAGGGTCAAAAAAATATCCGAACTATATTTGGTTAAGTCGTACAGGAGACGAATCAAACTTCTTAACTACAACATTAGATGGCGATTCATTTACTGTAGCTGCATCATCCGAACAACTTTCAAACGTCCTACATCTTAGTCAGAGTAGAGGTATTGTCGTTTTTTGTGGTGGATCAGAACTAACTATTAATGCTCAAGATTCACTAAGTCCAACGAATGCAAATATCCTAGAACATACAGCTTATGGAATTGTGCAGACTATTAAGCCGATCAAAGTAGGATCTGAACTGCTATTCGTACAACGTGGAGCAGAACGAATCCGAACACTTGTTTATGACTATGCTCAAGATGGCTTGGTATCGAATGAGCTATCAGTATTAGCTTCACATCTTGGAGAAGAAGGATCAGGCTTTAAAGAAATGACGTATCAGCAAGAACCTGATTCTGTTATTTGGCTTGTAATGAACAATGGCAAGTTAGCAACTTTAACCTTAGACAGAGAGCAGTCAGTTATAGCATGGGCAAAACATGATATAGGTGGCAATGTGATTAGTATTACATCTCTACCTTCAACGACAGGAGCAGATAAAGTCTATTACCTAGTTAATCGAAATGGCACATTACAAATTGAACAGCTACAGGAAGAGCTTCTACTTGATACAGCAATCCAAGCTACAGTAACCAGATTAGATGATGGATGTACTGTAACGAATGCTTTAATCGGTAAATTAGGCGACAACATAGCAGCTTATTACAAAGACTCAGTACATACCTATGCTGTACCTATTCTTCATAGAGTAGGAAATACCATTCATATTGAATGTGATGAACAGGTCAATCAGATCTATATAGGCAGAAAGTTCACAGCTAGAGTCAGTCTATTGTCACCAGACATAAGCCAAGCTCCAACAACAACCAATCCATCACTATTCAAAGTCGATCATCTCAACCTATATATGTACAAGTCCATCAATCCAAAAGTGAACGGTGAAATTGTTGAACTCAAAGAATTTGATGAAGAAACATTAGATAAGCCAAAGCCATTTACAGGGCAACAAAGAATTGCTTTAGATGGATGGAACACATACGACAACTTCAAGCTTGTGATAGAACAAGATGAACCACTTCCATTTCATATAACAGCAACCGTATTAGAATTAAACATAAACGATAGATAAGAATGTATAGAGTAGAACACGCAAAAATTTTAGACATTCCTGAGCTGTTAGAGTTAGCAGTTCAGTTCTGGAATGAATCACCAACATACCAACAAAGACCAATCAATTTAGATAAAGTCAAAACTCAACTTCAAGCTTTAATCCTGTATCCCTCACAAGGCTGTGTATTGGTAGTCAAAGATGATAACGACAAAATACTCGGTGGATTTTTAGGTGGGCTACAAGAAGAGTGGCAGTCTGACAGCCTTATGGCTTTCGATTATTGCTTATTTGTTAGCTCTAATAATAGAGGTAGTAAAGTAGCTTATTTACTTATCAAAGCCTTTATTGAGTGGGCTAAAGAAGCAGGGGCAACATGGGTACAGTGTGGTACAGCAACTCAAATTAATACAGAAAGAACAATAAGCTTCTACAAGAAGTTTGGCTTTGAACATACAGGCTCATTTCTTGAGATGAAGCTATAAATACATAATAAAAATAATAATGAGGTAAGTATGGCAGTAGCAGGAGCAGCAGCAGTCGCTTATTGGGCTGCAACAGCTTTAGCGGTGGCAGGCACAGCTTATAGTGCTTATAACGCTAGACAGATGGGCAAAGCACAAGCACAACAAGCCAATGAAAATGCAAAGATGGCTGAAGCACAAGGTCGTGTTGAAGCAGAACGTATTCGTGAACTTGGTAAGAAGCAAGCTAGTTCAGCAAGGGCTAAGATGGCAGCACAAGGATTAGATCTGAATGCTGAAAATACAGTTACGGAAGACATAGAAGAAGACATTGATCTGAACTCAACTAAAGATGCCTGGACAACCTTTTTCAATCGAAAGAATCAGGCAGGGCAGTTCAGAACAGATGCAGCTAATTACAAACTACAAGCACATCAAGCAACAGTGAGTGGTGTATTAAATACAGGCTCTACACTTCTATCTGCTTTTGGTAATGCACCTAAAGGTGGTGGCAAGACAACAACTCAACCAACATCTAATATCAATTCCAATCAATTGACGATGGATACAACTAGACTAAGTTCTTCAGGGTGGGCATAAGATGGCTAGAATCCCTATGGGCAATTTTGGGAATGTGACACCACAAGCTCAACAAGGCAGAGTATTAGATAACGGAGCAGGACAAGTAGCTCAAGCAGTTGGTCAGTTAGCACAAGTTGGGCAACAGGTATCACTAAAAAAGCATAATGAACAGCTCAAGATCCAAGAAGAAAAAGAACAATACCAATTCAATATTGAAGCTTCTAAATATGGAGCTGAGTATCAAGATTACATTACTGAGACCAAGCAGAAATTAGTTACAGGGGAGCTAGACGAAAACTTAGCTAAAGCCTATTTAAGACAACGTGCAGATGAAATGAACGAAGCATATAGTCAAAGGCTACCTGAACATCATAGGGAAAAGTTCAATTACTACTCAGAGAAGATGTATAACGATTCTCAAGCCTTCATCAAGCCATTAGCTTATGAGACACAGAGACGTACTATTAATGCAGATTTTGAACAGGTAGGAGAAGCTACTCTTAAAATTGAGAATAGGGAACAAGCATTCGCTCTATATCAAGATACAGTCAACCGTAATCCTGTTTTAACTCCTGAACAGCGTACAGAGTCAATTCAGAAATGGAATGAACGTAGAGACTTGTCAGATGGTAAAGGTGTATTAGGTAGCTTAGAAGAGCAACAGGATATTAAAGCTCTACAAGAACTTCATAAGAATGTGGATACAGTCTTCCCACACATGAAAGTAGAGACCAGAGATGCCTATAAATCTAATATTGAATCAGCTATTTCTCGTATCCAGAAAGGACAGGAGATCAGAAATAAAGAACTTGATAAAGAACATGCTCAACTTACTAAAGACTTTGTAGCAGATGCTTATACAGGCTATCCATTATCTGAAAGTTTGGTCAATCAAACATTAGAAGCAGTTAAAGGTACTAAATACGAAGCTCAAGTTAGAGAAGCAATTGGACTCAATAAAGACGCTCAGAAGTTTAGAGATGCTTCACCAATTGAACAGGAACGAAGCATAGCAAGACTGACAGCAGAGTTAGAAAATAGTCCTCAAGAAGATGCTACAGCTCTTCAAAAGAAATTAGATGTATTCAAGTCTATCGCTGCAACTTCTAAACAACGTGCTAATGATGATCCTGTAGCTCAAGTCCAATCTCAAACAGGACATAAGCTTTATACAGTAACTCCTGAACAGATCGGATCTGGTCAAATTGATTTTAAAAAGGCTCAGATAACTACAGATCTATTAGCTGAACAAAAGAAAGCGAATGGTGGTATAGGCTCACTGATCCAATGGAACAAGTCAGAACGTACAGCTTTTAAAGACAGATATTTTGATGCAACTCCTAAACAGCAGAAAGCAATGCTGACCGATCTAACCAAAATGGCAGGAAAAAATAAAGAAGCTCAGAAAGAGTATTTCAGCCTAATCGGTGGTGAAAAGAATGCTTATGACTATATGGGTATCGCAAAGCTCAATCAGCTAGATGTGACGTTACACGGAACAAATATCAGAGCAGCAGAAGTAGCTTTAGAAGGCAAACAGATTCTTAATCAAGGACAGGCTTCAGTATTAGCAGCAGAGAAGGAATTTCATAATTCTATTCAGTCTGAGTTTGGTAATGCAGCAGCTATTGGTACGAATGAACATCGAGCTTATCAAAACCTGGCTTATTCAATTTATTTAGGATTGGCTAAACGTGGTGAGAACATCATTAAACGTGATGAGAAAGGTAATCCAATCATCAATAAGGAAATGGCTAAACAGGCATTCGATATAGCTACAGGTGGAACGTATAAACAAAAGCTAGGTAAGAATACCAATTACATCTTTATGCCATATGGATTTACGCAAAACAGTTTTGAAGATCACATCAAAAATCATTTTAGAACTCAGTATCGAAAAGAGACAGGCTTTCTTCCTCCTGACGAAGACATTTTAAAGACACACGTAGTACAACCTGTACCTAATGCTACTGGATGGTTCATGTTCTTACAGCCTAATGGCAAAGTGATGAAAAATCCTAAAACAGCAAAACCGTACATCATGAGAATTTGGAAATAACAAGGAAAATAAATGGGCTTATTAAGTGGAGAATTTACAGAACAAGACTTAGCCTTTGATGAAACGAAATTAACAGATCCTAAGAAGTTCAAACGTGGAACACTATCTGACATCGGACTAGGAGCAGTATCAGGTGTCGCTAAAGGTGTTACATCCGTATCTAACGCTGCAAGCCGATTAGTTGAAGGTGATGAAGTTGCAGATAAACGTATGCAACAAGCAAATGAAGCTTTCACTCCACTTAATCAAGGCACAGCAGGACATATTGCTTCAGGCATCACAGAAGTTGTATCAGCAGGGGCAGTAGGCGCACCATTAGGACCTTATGGAATGGCTGCTACAGTAGGCTTAGGTACAAGAGCAATTGAACATACCAAGCTTACACAGCAACTTGGCGTAGACCAAGACACAGCAGATACAGCATCTAATATTTATGGAGCTACAAACGCTGCTTTAGCCTTTTTACCTGTATCTAATGTATTTAAAAAGTCATTAGTGGCTGACTATGCAGCTTTAGTTGTTGCACCTACAGCAGTAGGACAAGGTTTAACGTATGCAGAAGGAGCTTATTTAGATAGCAAGGGATATGAGAAACAAGGTCAGATGTATAAAGATATGGCTACAGATCCTAACGCTATTTTTATGAATATGGCTATTGGCTCTACTTTCTTTGCAGCAGGACGTTATATGAATGCTAAAGGGAATGCAGATCTACCTGAAGCAGAAGTCCATAAAGCTGAAGCAGATTTCAATGCAACAGTTGAACAGGCTCAAGCAGATGCCGATGTATCTAGTATGCCTAATGTAGCAGAGACAGTAGATGATTTAGCACAACATGAAGCTAACTTGAATCAAGCCATTGAACAGGTGATGAAGGGCGAAAAGGTCAACATATCTGAAGCTACAGGTGGCAAACTTAAAACACTAGATGATGTTAAAAAGCATATTCAAGCCAATCAGAAGAAACAATCTACACTTGAAGAACTGACAGCTAAAATGTCGGCTAACATTGGAGATAGATTAGCATCAAATAAATTCAATAATACAGCTAACAATACCTCTATTAAAATAGATATTAAAGCTCCTGTAGCTCCTAAGAAAGATCAACTTGTTAAAGATACATATCAACTTGCACAAGCAGCAGGATTCAGTCCTGCACAAGCTAGAGCATTAGTTGGAGAAGTAGGTAGAGAAAATGGATTCAATCCTAATACTATGTTTGGCTTTCATACTGATCAGGCGAACAGTAAAAAGAATGGTGGTATCTTTAGTTGGCAAGGAAGTAGGGCTACAGCTTTAGAAGCTCATATGAGAGCTAAAGGCTTAGTTAATGCTAATGGAACATTTAAACAGACCAATGAATCGTTACAAGCCCAATTCGAATTTCTAAGAAAAGAAATAGAAGCTAATCCTAAATGGAAAGTTAACTTCCTAGATAAGAAAAACATTACCAACGATGAAGCAAGATCTGCTTTAGGTGGTACAGGATCAGTTATTGGATGGGCTAGAGGACAGAACAAACTGTCTAGCGGTAAAGCTTTTGATTGGAAATCCCATGAAGCTACAGCTAATAACTATTCCAATATGGTAGATGGTCAACCTACAAGCCATGTTTTTGAAAATGTTACAGAATCAAATGTAGAACAAGCTCCTATTAAGCCTGAATCAAGCTATGAAGGAACAGTAGATCGTTTAGACCTAGATAACCTTCCTGACGTAGATGATCTATTTATCAGTCCACATGATTTTAACGCTTTTGAACAGCGAAATATGGAACATGAAGTAATGGGAGATCTAACAACAGAACAGCTAGATCTGCCAAACATGGTATTAGATGAAAATGGAAATCTAGTTCCTGATCTTCCTGATCCAAACTATAAACCTATGTCAGATGCAGAACTCAGTAAATTGATTGATGATGTTTTTGCAGAAAGTGAGACTGTATCAGTACCTCATACATCAAATACGATTAAAGTGAAGGATAGGGTAGATGATCCTGCAAAAGAGTTTAAACCTGACGAAAGCATTGCAGCAGACTGGAAAGAAAAGCAACGCTATGAAGATAAGAAATATCACAAAGAACTGACACGTATTTATAAAGACAAGGATGGAAATACAGTTCAAGAGCTTCAATATCGTGGCTCGTATGTGCGTAGAACGATAGATGATGCACATCAAACTAAATCTATACTCGTAGCACGTTCAAATAAGACTGATTTAGTAGACCATAAAGGCAATAAAGAACTAGAAACAGCCTTAGATCGTATCTTTGATGAAGGTCGAGCTTTTGGATACCTATCTCAAATCCCTAAAGGACAACAAACAATAGACAAGCTTATTGCTAATCCTGATCTAGTCATTTCATCTAAAAAAACAGGTGAAGATCTAACAGCTCAACAATGGCAACAGAAGCTACAAAAAGAACAAGACAACATACAGCTACTCGCTAAATCTATGGCGACATTGGCTAAATGTGCATTAAAACAAGCAGCATAAAAATAATAAGAGAATTGAATGAAGAACGAATGTAGAACAGCCGTAGAAGGTGTATTAGGACGTAAATTAACTGATAAAGAAGCAGACTTGTTAGAGCAAGCTTTTATTAAAGCAAGCCGTGAACTTCCACAAGAAGACATCAAAGCCTGGAAGAGCATGTCAGATGAAGAACGTGCTGAAGCGATTGCAGATCGAGCAGTTAAGAACTATACAGATCAGCATATTAAAGAAGCCACAAACTTAGTAAATGACTTAGAAATTAGAGAAGCTTTAGTCCAAGAACTGACTTCTCATTCAAAGCTCAACCCATTAGAGAGTTTGAATCGCAAGCTTGTCATGCACACTGATCAATCTGGTATCCAATCAGTTGAACACAACATACAGGCAATTGAAGTTAGATATATGTCGGCTTTGGCAGACGTATTTACCAAAACTCAAAAAGGCTTAGGCTATCTCATAGATGCAGATAAGGTAAAACTTCTTGTTAAAGAGATATTTGGCAAGCCTTCAGGAGACGCTGAAATAGCAGGACTCGCTAAGTCAGTACAAGATACTTTAGAACAACTCAGACTTCACTATAACCGTTATGGCGGTGATATTAAGAAGCTTGCTAACTATGGTATTCCACAATCTCATAGCCATTACAAAGTTATTCAGGCAGGGCAGGATGCATGGGTCAAGTACACACTTCCATTAGTAGATAGATCTAAATACAGACACGAAGACGGCAAGCGTATGAATGAAGCAGAAGTCGCTGAAGTCCTAAAGTCGGTCTACTCGACAATCAGTTCAGAAGGTCATAATAAGGCTTCAGTACAGGCTCATCTCGTACAGTCAGAAACAGATCTTCCTGTAGGTATGAACATGCAAGCTCTTCACCAACATCACAGGGAAGTGCATTTTGCTAACGCTGACGCATGGGTAAAGTATCAAGAAGACTTTGGAGAAGTAAATTTCCATGACCTGTTATCTAACCATATTCGTAGAATGAGTACAGAAATAGGTATGATGCAGACCTTTGGATCTAATCCTGAAAAACTGGTCAAACAACTAGGACATGACTTGCTCAATAAGATGATGCAAGATCCAAAGTACGTTAAAGAGCATCGTAAGATTCAGAAACAAGCTGGTCTTATAAATAAGCATTATGATGAACTGGCAGGACAAGCTCTTCCAATCGACAGCAACTTAGCTCAAGTAGGCGGTATGCTCAGATCATGGACCGTTGCTACTAAGATGGGTAGTGCTTTTATTACAGCCTTCTCAGATCAGGCAACTATGAAATTAGCTTCAGAAATGCATGGTATAGCTTATACAAAAGTCTTTGGAAAGCATTTAAAGCAGTTTAAGAATAAAGAAGACAGAGACTTTGCTATCTCTATCGGACTAGGTGTAAGAGAGATGACCAATGCACTTGTAAGGTTTGGAGACGATGATTTAGCTTCAGCTTCTACTAAACTTGCTAAAGCCAATACCACTACAAGAAAGATTGCGAATGCCGTGATCAGATCTTCAGGCTTAAACCATATTACAGCTTCAGCTAAAAGAGCGTTTGGTGTATCCCTTATGCATCATGTATCTAATCTGAACTCTACTAAACATTGGGATCAGTTAGGACCTAAAGATAAGAAGATGCTAGAAGGTGGAGGTATCAAACAAGAAGACTGGACACTACTACAACAGATCCAAAGAACTGAAGCTCCAACAGGAGAAAAGCTAGTCACGAATAAAGATATATTCAATGCTTCAGATGATGCAATCCTAGCTTATTACAACTTTGACAAGACAGGTTATACAGCTCAAGAACTTGCTGACCATGCTTTTAGATTGAAAGAGCAGTTAGCAAACAAGTATATGAACTACATCTACACAGAAACGAATGCTGCTGTACTTGAAGTTGGAGCTAGAGAAAGTACATTTATGGGCTTAGGTCGTGAACGTGGAACAGTAACGAATGAACTTACTCGCTTCTTTTGGTAGTTCAAGCAATTTCCGCTTGCCATGATCATGCGTCAATGGACTAGAGGTATGGCTCAAGGTACACCACAAGAGAAGTTTGTATATTTTGCGAAGCTATTTGCTTATACAACAGTTATGGGTGGGCTTGTTGCTCAGATCCAAAACCTGACACAAGGTAAAGACCTAGATGATCCAACCACATTAGACTTCTATATGAAAGCTATTGTGAAAGGAGGTAGTGCTTCATTCTTAGCAGATGCAATTTCTGCTACTTCAGATCCTACAGAACGTAGTGTTAAGGACTTCATTATCCCTGCTGCCTTTAAGGATGTAATGTCAGTAGGAACAATGGTATCAGGGGCAGGAACAGCTTATCTATCAGAACGAGATTCAAGTTATGGAGCTGAAGCAATTAATGTAGCTAAGAACAATATACCTTTTCAGAACGTATGGTATTCGAGACTCGTATTTGATCGTTTAGTGATTGCAGAGCTACAAGACATCTTTGATGAAGGGTATCGTGACCGTAAACAACGTAGACAAGAAAACAATCACAATACAAGCTATTGGTGGGATCTAGACAACGAAAATATAGAGCTACCTGACATCAACATCAAAGAATAATAATAGAGCTATTAATAGAACTAAAATAATATGAGCAAAATAGAAGAATATAAGTCAGAGCTAGTCCGTATTCAGGATATAGCCATACTAGATACAGTTGATCTTGTTGAACGTGCCAATGGCTGTGATAAAGAAACGAAAGTAGGTAGAGGTGATGCATTTTGGCTATATAAATCTGCTAACCAAACATTAGCGATTGCAGCACGTATCGAACAGCTACTTGAAAACCGTAACAAGATTCAAAACATCACAACAACAGAAGAAGAAGAAAAACAAAAAGAAGTTGAAGCTGAGAAGCTACTTCTATCAGTTCGTAAAGAGCTGACTAAACGTAAAAAGGGTACTAAAAAGGATGGTAAAGAAGGCTAATACAGCTAACTTTGTTGAGTTCTATATGTTGTGGGGTCTAGTCAATGGTTGGCAGATCCCCGACTTCCATATAACAGTTTGTGAGTGGCTTGAAGACTTTGGCAACTTAGGTTTGCTTATGCTTCCACGTGGGCATAGTAAGTCTACAATTCTCGATGTATATAACGCTTATAGACTATATAAGAATGCAGATGAATTAATACTCCATCAAGGAGCGACAGATCCCGATGCTTATAAATGTAGTCGTGGAACTCAACAAGTATTAGAAAAGCATCCATTAACTTGGAATAAACAGAAAGCAAAAGGTGAGACTCAGAAGTGGTGGGTACAAGGCTCATCAGACGTTAAGCATGGCAACTTACATGCTAGAGGTATCTTATCCAACGTCACAGGCGCACGTTCTACCTTCATTCAAAATGATGACGTAGAGACTCCTACAACAACAGCTACTCCTGAATCAAGAGAGAAGCTTAGATATAGATTATCCGAACAGGTCCATATTTTAGTACCTGGATCACAACGCCTATTTATTGGAACTCCACATAGCTTTGACAGCTTATATACACAGATCCAAGAAGCAGGAGCAAACTGCTTAATCCTTCGTATGTTCCAACATGAAGCTCGTTTTACTTCAGGAGAGCTAGAAGTCTCAACCACTTTTAAACCTGAATATCTGTTTAGTGGTATTGGTACACAAGCCAAGCTGTTAAATGAGTATGACGATTACAAAGTTGAGAAGAGAGAACATGACTATCTGATCAAGCTCACAGCTAAACATGGCTTACTCGATGTCTATGCAGATGCTTTATGGTCCGACAGATTCACTCCTGAAGTGATGGAAGATCGTAGAAAGCAATGTAATACAGTCAATGAATGGGATTCACAGTATCAGCTCCATGCGAAGCCTGTAGGTGAGATTCGATTAGATCCTGACAGACTCATACCATATTCAGAAGAAGTAACCTGGCATAAAGCCAATGGACAGATTCAGATGCTCTTAGGAGACAAGAGGATTGTATCTGCAACTTTAAAACTAGATCCAAGTTCAGGAAAAACTAAATCAGATGTATCAGCAGTTGCTCTCGTTCTACAGGATGAGAACGGAAAACTATATTGGCATAGATCAGTAGCCTTAACAGGTGAAATAGCAGTTACAGATGACAAAGGACAGATAGTAGGTGGACAGGCTTATCAATTAGCCGACATCGTAGAAGAGTTTAAGTTGCCTAATATCATTGTAGAAACAAACGGAATAGGTGGTCATGTACCTTCAATCCTGAGATCGGTATTTAAGAGACGTAATATCCATTGTGGTGTACGTGAGCTACATGAATCTCAAAACAAGAACAAACGTATTCTAGCAACACTTGAAGCTCCTTTACTCAGTGGATACCTACATGCTCACCAATCTGTTTTACAAGTGAATGGACAGGAAAGTCCTCAAGTGAAAGAGATGCGTTTATTTGATCCTTCAGTAACGAATAACAAGGATGACTATGTAGATAGTTTGGCAGGAGCTATATCAGCAGAGCCTATTCGTATCGGCACACATAACCATTACCCAACATACGACAGCAACAACAATTGGCAAGCTTCAAATCAGTATACAGAGATGAAACTTGACTTTTAATAATAGAGCTATTGTTAGCTCTAAAAAATAAAACCTAATTAGGAATAAAAATAACAATGACAGTAGCAAATACAGCACCATTTATAGAATATGAAGCAAACGGATTTACAAAGACTTTTAGCCTTCCATTCTTTGTTTATGGCAAAGATAACATTTCAATAAAAGTCGATGAAAAACTGATTAGCTCATCCATTTACGAATATGATCCGACAACAAATTCAGTAGTATTTTTTAAAGCACCATTTAAAACTGCAAAGATAGCGATATATCGAGATACACCTTTAGAGCGAAGTACCAACTATAAAACTTATGACAACTCTCTGCGTCCTGAAACACTGAATAGTGACTTTGATAAACTATGGTACGCCATACAGGAACAGAGTTTTTTATATAAAAATTACGAATCCGTCATAAACAATATCATTTACAACGGTATAGATGATTTTCGCTTATTGCCACAAGCAACAGAGCTGAAAGGGGATGAACTTATTGCTATCAGTCAAAATGAGAAGAACCGTACAGCTACAGCCAACCAACTAGCAAACTTGCTTGATAGACTCACAGAACATCCTGAAGTTATTGAAACAACAGTTCCAAGATTCTCAGCAGATTGTTGGACTATTGATGGTGTAAGAAGCATGTCATTCTGTATCGTTGGTGACACAGATGATGGTTTTGAAGCTCACTATACATCACGTAAAAAGAATGACTTTGCCGCAGCTATTTTCTTCAGTGAAGATAAATATATGCACCCTTATCTGAGCTATGAAACTAAGAAAAATTTCACCAACTGTACTTTAAGCTTCACAGTAGATATTGAAGGGGATGCTCCATCGCTATTAGATGAGAAGCTTGGCTTAGTTATGACTGTTATTGTTAATGACAATAGTGCAGCAGGACAGACTCCTTACTATTTAAGACTTGCTAATCTAGCAACGCCTTCAACCTTAACAGCAACTCATGCAGATATTACGATTGATTGGGACACGGTAATGAGCGGCTTTATGGAAGACATACCTTTTCCAAAAAATGATATTGACCGTATCTTTATAGGCTGTTTAACAAAAGGCTTCGTTGCTACCTCAACTGATCCATTAGCTTCACCACAACATGCAAAGCTAAAAGTATCAAAATTACGAACATCAGGGATTAATGGTACATACAACCGTAGATCAATGAACATACCTCAGCATACTTTAGGGATGTGTACAGGCTACGATGACAGTTACAACGTAAACCCAAGACGTATTATTAAGAACTGCTATGACTTAGGCTACCGTGGTCTAATCAACCATTATTGTGGTATGTCACATTATTACGATCAGAAATGGGATGCAGGACAACAGCGATTTGTAGTAACCAAAGCAACAGATGCACCTACATATAATTTACTAAATAGAGAAGCTACAACTTGGCACAAATCATTTGCGAATAACGCATATAACAACCATCTAAAAGCTATATTTTCAATCTCATATGAAATGTACAGTGAAGCTGCGGAGCTATCTTGGACTCAAAGAGATTGGTCAGATAACTATGGATATACAGGTTATGAACCTCCTAGTTATCTTTTAAGTCCTTGTAATGCAGATGCTATGTCATGGCTTCAAGGCGTGTTTGTTGAGTTCGCTAAGATCCTTCACGATGCAGGGCATGTCCCTTATATGCAAGTTGGTGAACCGTGGTGGTGGATTAATCCGAATGGTAAGCCATGCGTTTATGACTATCCAACAAGAGTAAAATTCAATACAGAAACAGGATTATTTGCACCTGAAATACCGAACCGCATGAGCAATGTTAGTGGTGAAGTTTATGATTCATTCTTAAATTTCCTTCAGAAAGAGTTAGGACAATCCGTTCTTGATATTCGTACAGCAGTTAAAAATGCTTATCCTGAATCTCAAGTCTCAACTCTGTTTTTCTTACCTAGTATTTTAGGGGAAGGTAGTGGTATAGCTGCTAAGATTAACTATCCTGTAGATCACTATAAATACCCAAACTTAGATTTTATCCAAACTGAAACCTATGATTGGCTTATCGTTGGTGAGTTTAATAAGGCACTGAGAGGATTTACCTCGGCCATAGATGAACTTGAATACCCACCACATTTAGTACATTACTTGGCTGGATTTGTACCTGATAACTTCTTAGGCAAACTCATTAATCCTGAGTACGAACTTGAAGCAGATGGTGCAAAAGTTTGGCAAGCAATCATGGGGAATGCTTATCTAGGCAAAGAGTACAACGTAGCCAAACAGTATATTTGGGCTTATAACCAAGTAATGCG